ATTTTGTCTCCGGTGCATAATGTTTCGTATCCTTCGTTTCCGGTGCATAATGTTTTGTATCCTTCGTTTCTTTTGTCTCTGTTTCATGTTTTGTACAAATATTTTCTTCAATAAAAAAACATTTTTTTTTGATTCTATTAAGATTTTTTTTATTTAAAAAAAAATCTTCAAATTCATGTTTGAATTTCATTAATTGATTCCTTATCATTTATCAAATTTTTATCTTTATCTTCTTTTTTTATATTCGTAAAGAAATCTTTTTTAAATTCCTTTTTGATATTTTCAAAATTTGAAATATTTTTTTCTTGCATTTTAACATATTTTATATATACTTTTATTTCTTGTATTGTTTTTTCTGAAACTTGATTTAGATTTATAAAAACACCATTGCGATTTTCTGAAAATTTAACATTATTTTTTTTAATTATATCAAAAATTTTTTGGTGGTGTCCATGATCTAGATTATTAACAATTTTATTTAAAATAGTCAATTCTTCAATATTTTTTGTATCCATTTAAATAATATTATTTAAATAAATTTAAGTTTTAATTAATTTTTAAGTTAATTTTTAAGTTAATTTTTTTTGGTTCTATTTTGTTTGCTATTTTGTTTGCTATTTTGTTTGTTCTTATTTTTTTTTACCCTCAATAATTCAGCAATAACATATATATTTTTATCATTTAATTCAAAACGCGTCCCTATAACCTTAACATTTATAATATCACCTTGGACTAATTTTATAAATATTGGATTATTTGCATAATGATCGCGAGCTAAAAATATTGTAACAGGTGATTCCGTTTGATTATAATATGAAGCTCTTATTCCAGCTTTTGTCACATTATCTATTTTACACAAAATTTTCATACCTTCTACTGGTCTACAAATTAAGCACTCAAAAGAAACATCAAAGCTAACATAATCATTGTCCAATACACCAGAAGAATATGTTACAATTTGAATACTATTATTTTTTATATAACCTTCTTTGGAACATTTTCCCTCATATGTTTTTGATAATTCAGTTTGAATAACATTTAATATATTGGAACCTACCAAATTAATGGATATAACCACTTTACGATGTAATAAATTTTTTGAATAAATGGATAATTTCTTAGACATTATATTATATTTTAATTATATTATAATTATAATTATATCAATTTAAGTTTATTTTAAAAATGGTGTTTTTATATCCGCGGGTATTTTTTTTAAATTGTATAATACTTCTTCAATTGCTGTAAAATAAAATTTTTTAGTCTGTTCATTTCTAAGTTTATACTCATAATCCAAATATCTAAAAAGAATTTCAATTTCTACACACAATTTAACAGGATTTAATTTTGTTATGTTTTTTATTTCTATAAAATTGTTAATTTTATTAATCTTACCTTCTTTCAAATATCTGTTTTGTGGCTCTTTTTCTATTATTTGAAAAAATAATGAGTATAATTTATTCACCAGCGTTATCAATTCTGTTTTATTTCCACCACATTTTCTACCAGTATTATTTTTCTTATTTAATAATTGTTTTATTTTAAAAACATATCTGTTACTATCTTTAAATTTACTTAAAAATCCGAATATATTATTTATATTTTGTTCGTTTAATGTATATTTTTCTTGGATTTTTTTTAAAACACCAGAATTCATTTTTTCCTCACTCAATCCATCTGTATATTTTAAAATTTTAAATTTATATAATACATCCTCATCATTTCTTAAAATGAAATATTTTTCATTATTGTACTCAACGCTTTTATTGTTAAAATATTTCTCTGCAAAATTGAAAACCGATTTATCTTCATCTGGATCTTTATGAAAAAAATCCAATAACATTTTTTTTTCTTTATATTTTAATAAATCAAAAATATGAAATATTATAAATTCTTTAAGGACATCTTCATTGAAAAATGATATTTCTTTCATTTCATTGAGAACACGTTTAGATGCACTTGTCCATCCAAATTTCCTTTCTAATGTATTTGTTTTATCTAATACATATAATACCTGATCTTTTATATCGTTCAAAGTATTCTCATAATTTATTATTCGCAATACCTTATCATCTTTTGAAATTATTATAGTATTTTTATCCAATTTATGAGGTGCTGGTTGTCTCATTTTGTAATTTGTCAAAGCCATTGTTTCATTTATATCAATTGGGTGAAATAAATAATATTCATCTATATTTTTTAATTTACCAATCCTATTTAATTTATCAACCAAATATTCGTTATTATCAATCATGTAATTTATTGCAGAATTAATTTCATCTTTTTCATATTTTTTGGATGTGTTTATTTTTTTTATTAATTCCGATTTACTATATAAATATTGATCTTTAAATAATTCTTTAATTTTGGTTGTTATTATATCGTTGTTTATATTTAAAAAGGTATCGTTAAATGTATGTCTTTCAATTTCACCTTCATTACTTGTATTGCATTGGAAATTGCATTTTTCAAAATCGCATTGTACACTATCATCTTTATCACCCAATAATATATTAATTTCATCACCAGTTGATAATATTTGAGATACACTTTTACCATATGTATTTTTTACACTCATTTGTGTTTGATTTACATTTAATAGACAATCCACTGCATTTTTCTTTAAAATTTTATTTATTTTACCAATCTTAACACCTTTCCTTTCTGCTAGCCTATAAATATATAAATCTGCGGATTCTTCTTCTTCATGGTTTTGAATATCGCCATCATTAAATAATTCCGTACCATATAAAAATATTTGCGTATTTCTTTTATTAAAATTCAAATTACAATGACTTAAATTTCTAATAGCTCTACCTATTGTTTGACTGGTTCTATTGAAATTGTACCAGGGTTCTAATATATGAACTTGTCTTATATTTTTAAAATCCAATCCTTCACTACCCGCTTTTGAAATAATAACTATTTTTACCACTTCACCATTAATATTTTTAGGATCTGTGCACGCTTTTAGTTCTTTTTTATTTCTACCAGAAATTTCAGGATCCCCTGTTATCATAATATATTTTGCGGGATATTTAGTTGACTCGCCCAACATTAATTGTTCAACCGGCGCTTCTTTAAATAATGATTTTTTATCACCATGTCTAGTGAATCCCAATTCTTCCAAAGCTAATGCCAATGGAATGCAGCCACCATCAATGTATTGTGAATATATTAATATTATTCCCTCCGATTTTACAACGTGATCCATTATTACTGAAATTTTTCCACTATATTTTATAAGATTTTCTTTTGAAAATAATCTTTCGTTTCCAACATATTCATAATCCCCCTTTCTATCACCTTCTTCTTTTCCAAACACACGAGACAACCCCCGTTTACCATATAATTCTTGATATATAGTAAGTTCACCTTTTATAAAATCAGGATGAGGATAAGACATATTTAATATCTGCATGGGTCCATCCAATACAGTATATTGAATTCCTTTTTTTTTGTTATTTAATATGGGATATTTTATTTTTAAATTTTTCATTAACTTATTATACATTTTATTTTGCTCAATTCCAATATTTACTATAAATAGATCTAAAAATTTTATTTGCATTTCTTCTGTTATTGTAGCAGTATTCAATTGGATAGTTGGATAAGCCCATTCTTCGTTTGCCAATTTTATTTTTATTGAATTTGGTGAATTATAATCGCTCGGATATATTGCATTGGGAAATGAAAATGGATCGTCTCCTCTAACATATGAAACATAACCTCTCATTTTTCGTTCTAGTAATTCTTTTCCAATTTGTTCATCATTATTACCTACTAATAATTCACCATTATCATTAAAAACATCTTTTATTTCCAAAGGTGCTCTATTATCATTCAAATTCATTAAATTTAATAACCATATTATTTCTTGAGGATTGTTATACATTGGTGTGGCAGTTAATAACATTAATTTTAAATTATCGGCATATTTAACAAGTTCAAGGAAATTTTCAGAAGAAGCTTTCAATTTTTTTAAATTACGAATGTTTTGAACTTCATCTATTATAATTAATTTTCTTGAAAATTCTTTATTAATTAACTTAGATTTACGTTTTATAGATAGTTTATCGTCGTCGTCGTTTATTTTATATTTATTATACAAAGTTGTAATTTTATTTGAAAATTCTATATAACCCATAAATTCATAGGATCTTTTAATGATTTTTTTAATTAATAAAATCAGTTTTTCTTTTGATATTTTTGAATTAATTGGATTTATTTCTTTAACGAATGAATTACCAGTGCAAGATTGTATATCCCATTGGTCACCTTTTTTAACTAATTTCCTCTCATCAAACAATTGAATCTTATAGTTTTCTTGAACAACTGGACTTGCGACTATTATTATTTTTTTTTTTATATTCATTTGTCTTAAATAAACACGCATTTCTTCGGCAACCAATATACTTGAACAAGTTTTACCCGTTCCCAGTCCATGGAATAATAGTAAACTATTGTAAGGTGTTCCAAAAGATAAGAAGTTTTTAACAAATAATTGGTGTGGAGATAATTGAAACATATTTCTGTTACACTTTCGTTGACTTATACTCTCAATATTTTCAAAGTCTTCTTTGGTTAATTCGTCGTAAGATGTTTTGTTAAATTCTTTTTTCAAGAAAATCTTTTTATTAAATTCCACGTCATCCAGATGTGGGTACAAATATTTATAATTATCAAATGTATCAAACAAAGAAGCGTTTTCTTTTTCAATACATTTTAAATATTTTGCATACTCGGGGTTATCAAGATTCATATCTTCATCTTTTAATGATTTTAATATATTTTTACATTCGCCTGCAATAATATCTTCTTTCTTTTCTTTGTCTTTTTCTTCGTCATTTTCTTTGTCTTTTTCTTCGTCTTTTTCTTCGTCTTTTTCTTCGTCTTTTTCTTCGTCTTTTTCTTCGTCTTTTTCTGCATCTTCTTCATCTTTATCTTCTGCATCCTCCGCATCTTCTTCCGCATCTTCTTCCGCATCTTCTTCATCTTTATCTTCCTCATCTTCCTCATCTTTATCTTCTGCCTCCTCCGCATCTTCTTCCGCATCTTCTTCATCTTCTGCCTCCTCCGCATCTTTATCTTCCTCATCTTCTTCATCTTCTGCCTCCTCCACATCTTTTTCTGCATCCACTTCATCTTTATCTTCTACATCCTCCACATCTTTTTCTGCATCCACTTCATCTTTATCTTCTACATCCTCCACATCCTTTTCTGCATCTTCTTCATCTTCTACATCCTCCACATCCTTTTCTGCATCTTCTTCATCTTCTGCCTCCTCCGCATCTTCTTCAGCCTCCTCCGCATCTTTTTCTGCATCCACTTCATCTTTATCTTCTACATCCTCCACATCCTTTTCTGCATCTTCTTCATCTTTATCTTCATCTTTTTCTTCATTTTTTTCTTCATCTTTTTCTTCTTCCGCATCTTTATCTTCTTCTTTATCTTCTTCTTTATCTTCCGATAAATTATTTCCAGAATCCATCTTTTTTAAAAATTTCTTTTTTAACAGCGCGAATGCTTCAAGTTTGCCTTTCCATTTTTGAGGTTGTGAAAGATAAATTTTGTTATTGAAATTTTTATATCTTAAATATCTTTTTTTTCCTGTTTTTGTTAGGTATGTATACCTATCATCTGTTTTATTATGTTGTAATTTTTCAACATTTTTTCTGGTTTTTTTAAATATATCCTCATTTTTTTCTTTAACGCGAATTGAAATTTTTATATAACTATCCAAAGTTAATTCTTCTTTGTCTTCCTCTCCCCCTTCCTCCTCTTTTTTGTCTTCATTGTCTTCTTCCTCATCTTCGTCTTTTTCATCTTCGTCTTTTTCATCTTCTTCTTTGTCTTCCTCTTTTTCATCTTCTTCTTTGTCTTCCTCTTCTTTGTCTTCCTCTTCTTTTTCTTTTTCTTCTTTGTCTTCCTCTTCTTTGTCTTCTTTTTCTTCTTCCTCTTCATCCTCTTCATTGTCTTCCTCTTCATTGTCTTCTTTGTCTTCTTTTTTCTCTTCTATTTCTTCGTCAATAAATTCATTTATTTTTATTTTTTTTAATCTTTTTATTTTATTAGTATTAAAATCTTCAATAAATAATAATATGTTTTTATAACTCCATTTTTCATATGCTTTAAAATAAACATTTTTTTCAGAAATGTAGTATCTCAGAGTGCTGGTGTTTCCTTTACTATTGGTACCCAAACCTTTCATTTCTTCGCCGTTGTGTTTCCATATTTTAATTGAGCTAATATTTTCAATATTAGCTTTAATTTTGGTTACATTTTGTTTACCTAAAATATATAGTGATTTATTTGTTTTAATATCGTATATAAATTTATGAGCTGATTTGCGATCGCTGAATTTATATTTTATACCTTCAATAATTTTCATATATGAGAACAGTTTTTTAGATTTTTGCACAATTGATACATTTTCATCTTCATAATTTAAATAATCTGGTATATTAATATTATTCTCAATAATTGGTAATATAAATATCCCTTCGTTATCGGAGAAAAAACGTTTTCGGTATTCAATAATCCCTTCTTTATGCAATTTTAATGGTATTTTTATAATACTTTTATCAACTTTTTTACCTTTAAATAATAACGTATCGCCATGAGTTATTATTTCATTTTTCAATAAAGAATGAAAATTTACTACAGATTTAAATCCACCTTTCATTCTAATTATATTAACAAACTATATTTATTTAATATTTTATCTATTTTTTTTATTATGTCTATTTTTTCAAAACTATATGGTCTGATTAGTTTTAAACATTCGTCTAAAGTACACCATCTCAATTCACTAACTTCATTTTTTTGAAAAAAATCGTTACTTGTTTTTTCTTTTGATAATGCCAGATAATATTTATGTTTATATGATTTATAATTTGAACCTGTGAAAATTTCTTCAAATGGTAAAATATTTTGTATAATTTCAAACGATGATTTCGGGTGACCAGTTTCTTCCATATATTCTCTAATTGCACAATTGATATCATTTTCTCCATTATTCCGCCGTCCTTTTGGAAAACCCCATTCACATTTTTCCCATCGTGTATTGCTATCATTTAGCAACCCTTCTAAATCTAGATCATAAATGTCTTTATTTTTTAATTTATTAAATTTATCACGTGAATTTTTCTCCTCACCTTTATATTGGTTTCCAATAAAATTCCCCCATAATTCTGACCAGAGAATATTAAAATCATTGTTTAATATTTTATTTTTTTCTTCCAATGTCATTTCGTTAATCAAATTTAATAATTGAGATTTGTTATTTAAACTATATTTCCCTCTTAAAAAATCAACGTAGCCCAATGTATCTTTTCTACATATTAATAAATATTTCCTCTCATCGTTGTCTTTTTTAAAATTAATAATACCCGCACTTATAATTGGTTTTTTACAATGTTGAAATAAATGACCATTTTTTCCGCAATTATTACAAAAATTTTTATAATAATTTTTCATGTATATATGTTTAATGTCTAATCTTTTAATATTTTTACCTATATAATGAAATTGAGATATGAGGTATGGTTGCCACATCTAAAATTCACTTTACAAACAATGTCTTTAAATTACCCATTGCACCCAAATGAAGTAACTATTAGAAAATATTATAATTTCATACAAGATTTACCAATTTTCTTTCCAGACGAACCGATGGGAAATTTTTTATCAAAATTATTAAATGATTTCCCAGTAACACCGTATTTAAATTCAAGAACATCCTTCATGAAATGGATTCATTTTTTGTTTAATAAAATAAATAAAAGATTGAACATAAAAACCATTTCATTTTATGGTAGTTTAGAAGAATATTATCAACATTATAAACCAAAGGACATCATAAACAAAGAAAGTATAAAACATAAGAAAAAGATCATGTATTCGGGTACAATAATATTTTTATTATCAATGTCTTTATATTTTCATAAAAAATCTTAAATTTTGGAATTAAATTTTGGAATTAAATTTGATAACCCAGATATTTATTTAAAATACTTTTATGAAAATCATCATTAATTGGTTTATATAAATTACTTAAATTAGTATGTATTTCAAAAAGCATATCAATCATATCGCTCCAAGCGCTCCATACATCGGGACAGGTTAAAGATATACAACATAAGCATTTTCCATTATGTTTACTCGCATTTCCTAGGAACTTTATATAATTAACACCATTTATTGTTATTTTTGGTGGCTTAAATGGATAATCTTTAGGAAATTTCACATTAATTTCCAAATTATATTTGTTTTCAAATACCATTCTAAATACAACATTGTCATCAATTATTTCAAATGGTTTTAAATAATCCGCAATTCTTTTCACATTTTCAATTTTTTTACGATATTTATTTACATTGCCTGTTTTTTTTTCAATAACCCAATTCAATATAGCCAATTCCTTTTTCAAACGCTTATGTTGCACATCATATCCTTTAGATTTCAGTTTAACATATGAGTCAATATCCATTTATATTAAATTGTTTTTATTTTTTTATTACCTTTATCTAAAATGTCATATATCAAATACAAATCCAAATTATATAAAAAATCAAAACCATTTCATAAAATGACTCTGAGAGAATTATGCGAGTACAATAAAATTATGACAGAATTAGATAATATGTCACCTGAAAAATTTACACGAGTTGAAAAATGGTCTGATGAAAAACGAAATAAAAAAATTAACCAATTTTTAAATAAAAAAAAAAAGGCAATTACTAAACGACACTTAAAAAAAAGATCCAAAACAACGAAAAAAAATAAAAGATATTTGACATTAAATAATATTAATTTATATATATGAGAATAGGTTTATGGGTTATCATTATAACTATATTTTTTGTTGTTAATACATACCACGACGGCAAATATACAGCCTATTTATTATCTGGTAAAAAATATTATACAATGTTGATGTATGGTTTTATAGGATTATCAATATATATGTTTTTAAAGAAACATCCGAATGAATCAAAAAATATGTTTTTGCACGCAAACAGTTTAATAAGACATTTACCAATTGATAAAAATTCAAAAGATATATTATCACCATTTTTAGATTTTACAAACATCAATGAAGGTTTTAATACGTTATCAAAATTCTCACAATCTGGTGGCAGGGCAAATGGAATGGCAAATGGAATGGGTACTGGTACCGTGGGGATGGCTCCACAAACCAAAAGAATGATGAATTCGGGACATACAACAAAGAGAAGTGTGAGTGAAAGTAAGAAAAAATATGTAGCTGCAAATCAAAACTGGAAATGTGGAAATTGTCAACAAGTATTGGACGCGACATTTGAAATTGATCATAAAGTAGATTTACAATATGGTGGTTCCAATCATGTTTCCAATTTAGAAGCTTTATGTAGAAATTGCCATGGTCAAAAAACGTTAAGTAATAGATTATAATTTAATATGTTTTAAATATATATTAAATGGGAGATGAGCCAGTTGAAACAGATATATCGGTAAAAATGGCAGGGAAAATATTACCCATTATAGTTTATTTACCAATAACTATTTTTGTTGTATTGATGGGTAGTTTTTTCGGTGTTAAAATTTATACATATATGAAAGAAAGCGGGGGTATATCTGCTTTTTTGCAAAAAAATATAAGAAAAATATTCGGTATAAAAGATGGTATAAACGCCTTTATAAAAAATACGGTTAATACATTTTGGCCAGATAAGGATACCATAGATACAGGAGATAAATCATGGAAACATGTCCGATTGGATAGCGCTATAATATTAACAGGTAGTTTATTCTTATTAACAATGATTGTATTGTATAATTACGATTACATTAAATCTCTATTATTTTCAAAAATTCACACGAGTGTACGAAATGCAAAAAATAAAATACAAAATAGTTCACACACTATAACAAAAAGTGGCGCGCTTATATCCGTAGGTAGAACAGGTAAAAGTAGAGGTGAAATAATTAAAATATACACAAATGAAAACAATACAGCACAGTTATTTTATTATACAGAAGACCCACCAATTGGTAAAGTTGAAACTGGTTATGTATCGTGTCCAGATAATAAACCAGTTGCGGATATTTCAGCACAACAACATTATTATTTGTTTGATGTGAAGATGGATGATGGTAAAATAATGAAAAAATTCAATAATAAACAATTGGAAATGGTTAGTTTAGATAAAAAACTATTTGATGGTAAGAGAGATATATTATACAATGATGACGGTGAAACGACCTCCACGAATAACCCAACATTGAGCACAAGCACAACACCAAGCACAGATTTATTAGGTCAAAATGTGCTTATTGATACAAGAAAAAATGTATATGACCACAACGTCTTCAATGTTTATGATACAAATAAAAGAATTGATTTTAATTCTAAAAATTTATCATTCGTTGATAAAAGTACAGGGAAATCTTCTACCGAAATTGAAAATTGGGACGTCAAATTATACATTCCCGAAAAAGATAACATTATGTTAGTTAAATGGGGTTTTAATGGAATAAAAAAAGGTGTATATAGTTTGGCAACAAACGGTAAACATAGTGGTTTTACATTGGGCATTAAAGGGAATGGTGCCGACGAGAATGATCCTTTGAATAATTATATATTTAAAGATAAATCTGGAAAAACATATCGCGCAAAATTAGAAAACTATGGTATTAAAAAATATGGACCAAAAGCTTATGTGCCAGGGTTTTCAATTGTATATAAAATACGAAAGAAACGACAGTCATATGACGTTAGTATTTATATAAATGACAAATTTGTTATGGAAATAAAAAATGGCGGTGTACCATTAAATGACATTAAATGGTGTGGCGATAAACCAGATAGACATGAATCTGAAATAAACAAAAAAGAGCAAGAAAAAAAATACAGATCAAAAAACGGTCAATATTATAGGACAACCGACATAACATGTGATGGTGTGGGCGAAATAGAACACAAACATGAAGGTGAAGGGTATTGTTTAAAAACATGTAAAAAAGATCAATATAATAATTTATTCACACGAGAATGTTCAGCGTGTCCACCAGGTACAAAGCATGGTCCCGTCACAAAGGATAACCCACTTTTTGCTGATTGTAAATCAGAATGCAAAGAAGGACAAATATGGAATGGAGAACTATCAAAATGTATTAACATAGAAAATAAAAAAGATCTCATAAATAAGGTTGCTGGGTGGGGTAATACACAAGAAAAAGGTAGTTATCATCCATTAACGAGTGAGATGGACGAACTCTCCAAAAATGCCACAAATTTTAATGTAAATGAATCTTTTGTAAAACTTTTGGGGAGTGTTGGGAAAATTCAAGAAATAATAGACCAAGGTGGGTACCCCGTTAATGGAAACAATATACGAAAACCAGAAAATATGCCAACATTAACTGTTTATCAAGTTTCAATAACCGAAAATAACCCGAATAAAAGAATTCATGAATTAAAAAAAGACGAAAGTGGATTCGCCGATAAAATATTAAATAGTATTGCACCTTTCTTATGGTTTAAAATAAAAAGGAACGTCGGTAACAATACACCCGAAGTTAGTAGTCGCGGTGTTGCCAAAAGAAATTCAACATTAATAGGTGGAGTTGCCTTATTATTCGGTTTTGTAATTTTCACTTCATTATTGGTAACACAATTTAATCAGGAAATACTTCAGGCCGACCCGACAGCTTTAAAAGATGTTTTCATTGATAAAGCTAGTTATTATATGTATTCATTGGTATTTGTCGGCATAGCATTATTTTTATTCGCAGCATTATTATTTTATGCAGCTACCAGTGACGCCGGTTCTAAATTTCTCTCAACATTGTTAATAATATTAAGTGCTGTAATAATTTTGGCAGCAATTGCTGTAATATTTAGAGCAAAAATTGAATCTTTTATAAAGGGTAACCCGTATATCAGATTCATGTATCATGCGTTATTTGTAATACCATGTTTGTTTATTGATTTGGTTAATTATGTATATTACGAGTTTAAAACAAGTCCGAAAAGTGTCTTCATTGTTTTCGCGATTGAAATATCAATTATATTGAGTGTATTATTAATACCGGCAATAAGAAACAGATTTTATTTGTATATAAAAAATGATAAAGATTCAAAAACAAATGTAAACATTAAAGTGGAAATTTTAAAAAGACAGAAAATAAATTTAGAAATAGGGATACATAAAATAAAAACATTCAATCCATCAAAAGATACACTAACGTTAATTAAATTAAATTCAAAAAATGACGTAATTTATAACAAATTAACAAAAAATAAACAAGGTGTACTTGAAGAAGAACATTCGGAAAATGATAAAGATGTTTTCGGATTTATTAAAAAAAAAGTGGGTGATAAAATAGTTGAATTTAAAAAATTATTTAAAACCATAAATCCATTGCAGTCATCACCCGTTATTTCCGCGGGTTTAGATAGCGACGCTTGGGAAGTTATAAAAGGTAAACAATTGGACCACCCCACAAATATTTCAGATCTAAATAAATTATTGATGACATTTGGCTACAAAAGTATAGACGAATGTGATAAAATATTGAGTAAAAAAAAATCATCTGAGTGTAAAGAGGCAATATATACAATGGCAACTCATATCCAAATGAATGCTAGAAATATATTATTATTCACGACAATTATTAAAGACATTGACAATGAAATCAAAGAATTGAAAAAAATTAAAACAAGTAATTTGTTGCAAAAGGGAACCGTTATTTTGAATGAACCTATGTATTTTAGAAGTCGTAAAAGTATTCCAATTACAGATATAAATAAGAATCAATTTGAGAAAATGAAATATAATTATGCAATATCCTGTTGGTTTTTTGTTCATTCACAATCACCAAACTATAGTTCGGAATATAATAAAGAAACGCCCATTATTAGTTATAATGGGGAGCCAACCATATATTATTCTGGGAAAACAAATGAATTAGTCATACGAACCAAACAAAGAAAACGAAATCCACAAAATACCTTATTTTCAATTAATGAATTGACAGATATTGAACAAAATATAGAACAATTGAGAAAAGATTTGAAAGATGTAAAAGAGTTGAAAGAAAAAGCCACAAAAGAATCAGAAAATTCATTATTACCCATATTATTTGACGACACACAACAAATAAAAGATATGGAAAAAAAATTATCAGAAATAAACAACAATTTGAATGTTGACACAAATTTGAAAAAATCATCAAAATCATCCAAGTCAGATGAATCGCCCATGTTAGATTTAGAAAATCGCATAAAAGATTCAGAAAAAGAAGTATTAAAGATTAAACGAGAAATTGACGATGCGAATAACGGGTTAATTAAAATATATAATAAGAAAAAATTTAAATTGCAAAAATGGCATAACTTAGTTATAAATTATACAGGGGGCGTAATAGATGTATTTTTAAATGGCGAATTAGTAGCAAGTATTAAAAACATTGTTTCGCATAAAATTTTCAATGAACTCGTTGTTGGATCCGAAACACCACGAGGTGGACAGGGTATAGGAGGCGGCATCTGCAATATTGTTTATTATCCATCGTATATTTCAAAATCAAGAATTGAAACAAATTATAATTATTTTAAAGATAAACATCCACCAACGATTTAGCAAAAAATAAATAGATAATTTCTAAGTTAATATTATATGGATATAAAAAAAGTAATATTTTATGTTTTAATATTTATCGTGCTATTTTCGTTATATAAATGGCTTTTTAGAGATTCAACTACCACTAATCTAGTAGACATGCAAGATGCTACAACACATACGATCATACCACAGACAAAATTAAATGGTAAAGAAGATTCTACGTATTTCACCTATTCTTTTTGGGTATACATCTCTTCATGGACACAAGGTGAAAAAATTATAATTGAAAGAAAAGGTACGCCGGTAGCAGATGTTTGTCCGAAAATTTCACTTAGTAACCATGTAAATGATTTAGATATTCGTTTAGCAACCTCAAGTGGTGCATCTGGTGGAACAGGTAGTGTAGAGTCATACAAGGTTAAAAATATTCCTCTGCAAAAATGGACACATGTAGTTATAACTACCACTGGTCAATCAATGGATGCATATATAGATGGTAAATTGGTTAAAACATTTTTGCTAAGTGGTCCACCAAAAATAAGTGGAGAGGGTGTGCATGATATTTGTCCTAAAAAAGGTTATGATGGGTTTATAGCAAAAGTCAGATATTATTCAAGATCACTCAACCCGAGAGAAGTATATGAATTATATAAAGAGGGACCATCAAAAGGAATATTTGGTAATATGTTAGGGAAATATAAATTGAGATTTTCTTATAGTAAAGACAATAAAGAAGAAGGTGTAATTACAATTTAATTATCTAAATATTTTATATATAATATATAGATATGGAAAATCTTTCAAACCAAATGTCAGATGCATCGTCTGCTGCAAAGAATTTTATTAAACCTAACAATGAAGGTATGTTTGAACAATTCGGTAATAATAATATGGTAGATGGGTCAACCGCATTTTTAAATTCAAACACTTTAGTTGCCAAAGTGGTTTTTATTTTATTAATATTGATATTATTTATATTTTTAATGCGTATTTCAATAGGAATATTATATACATTATTTGGTCCAAAAGAAAACCCTATATTAAAATCAGGTAGGTTTAGTGGAAAACATCAAGATAAAATTTCAGTAGACCCAAGAGTAAAATTAAGTAAACCAATTTTAAGATCAAAAAATGAAGATATGGGTATGGAATTCACATATTCAACGTGGTTATATTTTGAAGATGAAAATTTCAACAAGTCGGATTCATCCCCTATGCCCAGTCATATTTTCAGTAAAGGAGGTTTAGGAAATACAGTCGCATCCGGTATATTAGCAGGTATGGCTGCCCAAAATGGACCTGGATTATATTTAGATGGTGGTAAAAACGAATTGGTTGTTGTAATGCAAACATATGATGATGTGGGTGAAGTTATTAGAATACCGGATATACCAATTAAGAAATGGTTGAATGTTATAATTCGTCTTGAAAACCGGAATTTGGATGTTTATATAAATGGTACAATCGTTGTCAGACACGAATTGGGAAATGTTCCAAAACAAAATTATTCGGATGTTCATATTAGTCGCGATGGTGGGTTCGATGGAGAGCAATCATCGCTTAGATATTTTAACAGAGCTTTAACTAGTATGGAAATTCAAAATTTGGTTCAAAAAGGACCTAACATGTCATCGGGCGGAGTATCATCACCATTCCCACCATACTTGTCAACAAGATGGTTTTTTAGCGAATAAATATTTTTTTTATTTAAAAATATTTATAAATTTTTTTTATAAATATTTTTTTTTATTTAAAAATATTTTTATTCTTTTAGATTTGGATTAATGCATACATCCATTGTAGGGAATACTTTACCAGAAACACATGTATCACCCATACCAACTTTAACACAAGTTCTAACATTTCTATCATTACCGACATAACAATACCCGGGTGTTTTTACAAACTTTAAATCTAATGTACTACTTGCGCTATAATTTTTACCAGCTTTATTTTTTTTTGCGACATCTTCTGTGCCTGAGCTTGTTCCTGAACCAGAGCTTGCGCCTGAGCTTGCGCCTTTGCTTGCGCCTTTGCTTGCGCCCACATCGTCTGCATCCGAGTCGTCCGAGTCGTCTGCATCCTCTTCAAAATAATCTGGATCATTTTTGTCACCTGTGTTTTTTTCACCAGATAAACCGTTTTCAACTATGTTCCTTAATTCCGAAGATGAAGACTTTTCATCTTCAGACATTTTTTTTGCTGATAAATCTAAAGATGAAAGGACAGAATCGCTTGATTCAGAATCTTCTTTCTTACCAGAATTAATCATTTTTTTTTCAGAATTTGCAACTTTTCCAAAAAAATACGTAAATGCGTCAGAACCCGTTTTTAAATATATGAAAATATTTAATGCCAATAAAGAAAATATTAAAATAGCCAACACTATTTTAAAAAAATCCCAAAATCCGTATTTTACAGGTTCAATATTCAATGTTTCCAAAGGACTTTGGAAAGAACTAACGGGACTTTGGAAAGAACTAACGGGACTTTGAAAAGAACCAATGGGACTTTGAAAAGAATTATCAGGACTACTTTTTATAGAATTTGTGAATGCTTCTTTAAAACCACCCATCATCTTATCTAGATGTTCACTATCCAAATCGTTATCCGAAATTTGAATGGATGATTTTATTTTATCAAAAAAACCTTTTAACGAGTTTTCTAAATTCATATATAAAAAAAATATATTTTAATTTTTTTATAGTAAACACAGTTATAATTTTGATAAGTTATTTAAAAGTATATTATTTGTTAATACAGATGTATAAATGTGCGTGTTGTGTCGCTTGTAAAAAAATAAAAATAAAACGTTATTTTTTACCTTTCATTGGTATAGTGGGTATATTAGCATTTGAAGATATACATACTTTAATCTATACGCCGTTGATAATAATATTCGCAGCGTTAATATTATTTTGGAATTTCCCAATAATTGTATATTATACAGCTTCTAAGCCATTATACTACGATGATTTATTTATAGATATTAAACAAATACCAAATTATACAATGGATTCCAAAATACAATATAGATTTACATTTATTTTGGAAACAGTACTAATAATAACAAATTCAATATTGGTGGGGATACTATCGGATATTTGGTTATTAAGATCGTACGAACAGTTGGATTTATTCGGAATAATTGGTATAACTGGCGGTGTAATCAAAATTTTTCAAATTGTAAATAATACGATTAGTAGAGTGATGTTAAAAATTGTTAGAACGTATATATTGAAAGAAAATTCGGAAATAATAGAATTGCAAAAGATAAAAATACATCAAATTATTCAATTAAAAGAATTTGATGAAAAGAATGACATTTAAGCAACAATTTTAGGATTGTCTGATATTTTGGTTGCTGTTGTAGCAGCTGGGTATGATTGTCCTAAAATACCACCTTTATCTCCAGATTGGGTTAAACCATTGGCAGTTTTATGGATTATAGCAGGTTTAATTGTGATTACTTCAGCAGTAGTAGGTACAGTGGCCCATATCAATTTGTATGTATTACCACCAACTTGATCTCCGATAAATCCACTAGCACCGGCAGAGAAAGTGGCAATGGTTGGTGTGGTAGTTGCAGCAGTGCCATCCGCTTTTGCTGCAGAAACAGTAAAATCGGTGGCCACTAAAACATTATTGGCGGCATCGGATACGGTGCTATTAAATTGTACAATAGCATAAGTTACATTAGCACTCAAAATTTTAATTTTGGTGCCGGCTGTGACAGCATTGGTTACAGTTATGGCTGAGAAATAATTACCATTTGCATCTTTTGCGGTATCAGCCTTTAAAGAAATTTTAACATCTGAACCTGGGACCAATGTATTCGCGAGGACAGTTGTGGCGGCTTGTTGGAGCAACAAGGTTGCATAAGTACCGGCTGCTTTTATTTCAAATGTGGCCACAGTGGAGGTTGCACCAGTCATGAAAACTAAACCACTTTTGGTCGTGGTGGGTTCTGTAAAAGAAAAATCCGTGATCTTCAAAACTCCATCCTTTGCGGTAGTTAATGTAACTGTTATGACACTAGTTAAGTAATCAAATGCAGCGGTCATTCCTGAATTCGTTGTAGCTGCTGCATCTTCGTGTTTTCGCGACTTAGGGCCTCTACAACCATCAATATCTCCGTTTTTACAACAGCTACCAGCTCCGATTGATTTAAATAGTCGTCGTTGTACTAAAGAAATACCCACTGTGGACGGTAACCCTGCTTTATTTCCACACAATCCGGTATCTGCTGATTTTGCTCGTTGATATCTTTTACTTTTTCTTACCATTTTTATAATATACATACATATATTTTTTTTTTCCTAAATAATTAATTTCTAGGTATGTAAGTTAACGCACTCATTTTATCCAATTTATTAATGGTATTTTGTAAGTTTTTTTCCTTAATATTCTTGAATAAGTAATTATCATTAAGCGATATTTCATTTTTTTTAATTTGTTTGTATATTTCATTTGAATTTTCCTTTATTTTTTCAATTAACCTCATATTGGTTATAACTGGTATTTTTGTATCGTATGTTTCAGTTAATAATGATATCGCATAATATATTAATAACTTTCTTTTACTATTAACACTAAATTTGTACTTTAAACAAAATATTTGCATTAACGATGTGTTTATTTTATATAATCCTGTATTTCTTTTTGATTCATCTAAAATTATTTCCCAAATAATCCAGATCATACCATGTTGGAATTTATTTTCAACAGGGAACTCCCTCCTACCACATTTATTAATAATGTTTTTTTTCTTACATAATTTTTGATATTCAATAACCCATTCCAACCAATAAATAGCCCTTTGTGTATCTTTTACTTTTATATTCCAAGCAAATTCATTTATTGCTATAAAAATTTCTCTAGGGTCTTCATTTTTAAATATTTTATATCCGGCATTTTTATTTTTAGCGGTTAATTTATTAGTAATTTCTATAATATTAAATGCTGTATCTTTTATTTTCGGTATATCATGTGAATTTTTCTTTTTTGAACAACAAATTATCCCTATAACTTCAATAAAAATTTTTCGTATAGTTTGATTATTTCTTAATTTTAAAATATCAGTTGAATAGCCAGAATTTAATATATTCTTAAAAATGTCCAATCTTGAATTTATATATATAGGTAATTTAGGATTCCCTATATGAATGTATTTACTTATAAATACAAATAAAATATCCCATAAATAAAGAAAATCGCCCGAACATATAAATTCAGCAGACCAATAACACGATTGTTCAATATTACCAGATAATAAACAATTTAATAATTCCTTTTTAGCTTCACTTTTTTTAAATTTTGAAAATGTTATCCCTTTAAATTCCGTTTTTTTTCTCGTATCATTAATTTCATTCATTTATATAAAAAATCTAAAAAAAAAAATAATATATTAATACATATAATGTTTTTGCCAACTGGTGTAAATAAATCACTAAAAAAATTACCGAAATTATTAAATTCCAAATATAAATTGTTTACTAAAATATATAATAAATCGTCAATTTGGTTAAAATTATTTGCATTCGGTATTTTGCTATTATTATTTATTAAAAAATATAATTATAATAACCCAATGGGTGAAGGGTTTACACAAATGGAAAAATATATAATTAAAGAAAATGATGAATTATATGATAAATTTTATGTAAATTATTATGATGATATATCCACGGATTTATCTAAATTAAATTTTGAAATTGATGAAATTTGTTATGCTACGAAAACTAACAAAAAAACTAGTAAATTATTGGATGTTGGGTGTGGTACAGGTGATCTTGTTCAAAAATTTGTAAAAAAAGGTTATAAGATTAAAGGTGTTGATAAATCAAAAGCCATGATTGAAAAAGCACAAGAAAAACACCCTGGTTGCGATTTTTCCCAAGCGGATGCTTTAAATTCATTATCCCATAAGCCAAATTCATTTACACATGTTTTATGTACATATTTTACAATTTATTACATTGAAAATAAATTAGAGTTCTTTAAAAATGCATTTGATTGGTTAAAAAGCAATGGTACATTGACATTGCACTTGGTTAATCGTGATAAATTTAACCCAATAGTTAATGCAGCGGATGTTTTAATTGCAGTATCTCCTCAAAAATATGCAAAAAAAAGAATAACAACTTCATTGGTAAAATTCAAAAATTTTCAATATAAGGCAGATTTTAAATTACAAAAACACAAAAATAAAGCCATATTTGATGAAACTTTTAAAGATGATTCTTCTGGGAATGTTAGACAAAATAAACATACATTGTATATGGATACTCAAAAAAATATATTAAGTTTGGCAAAATCAGTTGGATTTATATTACATGGGAAAATTGACATGATTGGGTGTAATTATGAATATCAATATTTATATGTTCTAAGAAAAGCATAATTATGAATGAAAATTATGAATGAAAATTATGAATGAGTATAAAATAAATATTTTTAATCAATTAATAAAATATGTTTGAGTATTTTATTAATATTATCATTATAATTATCATTATAATTTTTTTATGTTTAGCATTTTTCAAATTGAAATATCCATTTTGGTCTAGACAGCCTGTTTTCCATTACCACAATTTGAAAATGTGGTTATCGTCGCCAAAAGTAATTCAAGAAGATCTACCGGAAAAAAATAAATTTTACGATTATGATATTGAATTTTATAACGTGTGTGATTTACCAACTGAAAAAAAGGAACTATTCACCTCATTTATAAAAAATAATTTTTTACCGTATGCATATGAAAATTATAATCCCCCAGATAAAGCCATAATGGATAACTTTATAAACCATAACGATAAATCATTTATTTCGTTAAAAATGTATAATAATCAAATTTTGTCATGTATGGGGTCAAATCCATTGGAATGTTATATAAATGGTAACAAAATGTTAATAAATTATGTAGACTTTCTATGTGTTGATAAAAAACATAGAAATAAAAATTATGCGGGAAAACAGATATATACACATTATTGTCATACGAGAAATAAATCAAATAACATTGTCTCTTTTTTTAAAAGAGAAGGTAAAAATACAATGATAGTTCCATTGACGGTTTATACCAATTACTTATTTAATTATGATAATTGGCTATTAACATTGGATTTTGATCTACCAAATATAAATATCGTATTCATAAATAAAACAAATATGAATAAATTTTTTCAAATTTTCACAGAAAGTAAAAAACACTTTGATTGCTTTATAACTTTAAACTTGGGGCATATTTTTTACTTATTGGAAAAAAAACATATTATTATAACGGCTTTAATGATAAATGAAAAATTTATGGGTTATTACGTTTTTAAAAACCCATATACGACGTATAATTCAAAAAAAAGTTTAGAGTTTGTATCGAGTTATGTAAATGGAAAAATTGCAAATGATATTTTTGCATTGGGTTTTTTAATATCGTTAAATCTTATTTCTAAAGATATTCAAACAGAATTGATATTTATTGAAAATATTTCAAATAACAATAAAATTCTTAAATTATTATTGGGAAAATATAAACCAATAAAAACATTCACAAATTCATATTATTTTTATAACTTTTCTCATTTACCAAAGGAAAGTAAACAGGTTTTTTGTATAGTTTAACGTGTATATTTACTTACTCTAGCGAAAGAATCTACAATGAAAATAACAAAAACTCCTAAAAACATATATAAAACTAGTTCTTCTGTGATATTATTGGTTTTTGCATCTTTTTCTTCTTCTAAAAGATGAATAACATAATTCATTTTTTCAAATAATTTATCTTTATTACCCGAAATGTTGGTATGTCGTTGTGTTTCGGTATGATTTGGAATATATTGGTTATAATATTTTTCATTCGCTACATAATCATCCAGACTATTAAAATCTTTTTTTGAAACAGTGTTGTCTTCAACTACTTCATCTGGTTGTTTTGTTAACATAGGTTTAGGAGGAGGGTTAAAATCTGCTAAACCAGAATCATTTCCAGAATCATCATTACCGACATCTTTCATTAAATTTAGGAAATTCTCAACATTCTCACCTGTTATCTTTTCTTTTTCAATTGGTCGTCGTCTTTTTTTATAAGTTTTATTTTTTACGGTCTTTTGTTTATATTTATCTTCTAATTTATCTCCTATGATTCCAGATGTTTCTAATTCGCTATATCCAAGTGATGACATATTCTTATAAAAAAAAGAGATAAAAATTTATTTATAATAACTTGAAAAATATATTAGTAAATTATATAGGATGATGAAATTTATTAAACAAAATTTAAGTTTTATTTTAGGTCTTTTCTTACTTTTACTAATGTATAATACACCCGAATCAATAAAACAATTTTCAAAAACTATGTTAGGTAGAGTAGTATTAATTTCAATATTGTCGTATTTTGCTTTATTTTGTGAAATTTCATGTGCAATTATATTTGCAATGATTACCATTGTTTTGCTACATGAAACTAACGAAGGTTTTAGAGGTGGGGGTCAAATGCAAGGGCAGTTGAAGAAATTATGGGTTAATTCAAGTAATAACGCAGATGCGGCTCAATCAAAGTTGGGTTTTAGTAATAAAGAAGGTATGGGAGATCATGAAGGATTGGAACATGAAAAAGATAAGAAAGGGAAGAAAGATAAGAAAGGGAAGAAAGATAAGGACGAAAAGGAAGGAAATGAAGATAAGGAAGGAAATGAAGATAAGGAAGGAAATGAAGATAAGGAAGAAAAGGAGGGTTTTATCGGGATGGAAAACGTTAAACATGTGACTGAAAAATTACAAAACTATTTAGGATTTAGCATTATAGATTTGGATCGGTTTATGAAAACTTCTTCTGAAAAAAACACAATATCTGCTACAAAAGATATGTAATAAAAAATTATATCAATATATATTAACATGGTTGCAGGCTTAACAATGACATTATCCAAAATCAATAACAGTAAATTTTTTGCGGGGTTTGTGATGATATTATTAAACATTGGATCACGTTTCGTTAAAATAGAAGTATCCAAATCACAGGAAAAATATTTAAAAAAATCTTTAGGGCGTCATTTAATGATATTTGGTGTTACATGGTTAGGTACGAGAGATCTTTTAATCGCTTTATCAATAACGGCAATTTTTAATGTGCTTATTGATTATTTGCTTAACGAAAAAAGTCGCTTTTGTATAATACCACATAAACATAGAGAATTTGAAGAAATTATGGATTTAAATAATAATGGCGAAGTTTCGGAAAACGAGATCAATAAAGCAATTGAAATTTTAAATAAAGCAAAAAAAACAGCAAAAAATAAAGACATAATTAAAAATATGGGATATTTTTCATTATAATTTTAAATATAGATTTTAAATTATAGATTTTAAATATATAACAAATATAAATGAGCGAATCTACGCCTAAAAAAGAAAATTTAATGAATAAATCAGAGAAGAAAGAACAAGAAGAACTTAAGAAAAAATTAGAAGAAAAGGCAAAATACGATGGACAGGTTCAGGCTGAAAAGGAATTGGCTATGAGGGACCTGAAAATAAAACGACAAAAAGAAAAAAGGCAACGAGAGCTTGAAAAAAACACCAAGCGAAGGACTGATGTGTGTAAGGCAAATGAAACGGATTTCTATGTGAAAATAAAATATAAATGTCCAAAAATTTGTGGAAAAAAATCATTTATATTTAATAGTAACAAAGATAAATACCAGTTTATTGATAAAGGTGACATTGTTTTGTACGATAACCCGCATCATTCAAATCACAATAGAGAAGCCACTGTTATCAGTTATAGAATGGAGGGTACTGGTGCAAAAGATTTTGATAAAAATAAAAAGAGACCTTATTTTGTAATTCAATTTACAGATGATATAGATAAATTGCCATTTTATAAATTAAATATAAATGGGGTGGAAGTGACAACTAATAAAAAAATTGTAATAATGAAGGGAGTATCATATGATAATTTAAAATTACTTTTTTCTTCAAAAAATAAAGATTTTATATGTATTGAAAAATTGAAAGGAAAAAAGGAAGGAAATTTAAAAGAAAATTTTAAAACAAAATTAAAAGAACAATATAGCAAAAATAATAATAATACTGTATTTGATTTTAATGAGTTGGTTATTGTAAATGAAAAAAAAATCACCGAGATAATAAAAAAAATGGATAAAAATGGATCAATAACAAAAATGAATAAAAAAAGATTACAAAAAAAAGGAAAAGGTTATAAAATAAAAAATTTGAAAAATAAAACATTAAGTTTACTTAAATTCGTACAAAATATTCACCTAGTAGAAAGTGCTGATAAGAAAAAGGAATTAAATAAAATATTGTCATATTTAACAGCCGTTTTTGGTCATAGTTTTGATATTGGTGATATTAATAAAGAATATGTAGACAACAAGTTATTTATTTACCACGTTCTGTATTTTGAACTATTTAAAAAGTCAAAAAAAAAATTGAAATATATTAAAGATTACAAAGAAAAAAATTTTGATAGCGAAAATTTGGAAAATGTGCAACAGAAAATTCTATTTATAAAAAGAAAGTTTGAAGTATTGGAAAAATCTTTAATCAATAGGTATTCGGAAAAATTTCCAGGATCCGATTGGAGTAATGCAAATAAGTTGTTTCAGAAAAAGAAAAATGATTTAGAAGATAGAATTGCAGATAAAAAGCTGGCAAATAAAAAGCTGACAGATGAAAAGCTGACAAATAAAAAGCTGACAGATGAAAAGCTGACAGATGAAAAGCCGATGGAAAGAGCGAAACAAGAGGATATAGCCAAAATTCAGAAAGAGTTAAAATCGTTGGGGGATGGTCCAATAATCGCCTCCATGTATAACAGACCCTTTTTAGATAAAAAAAGGGGTATTACACTTCAACAATATACTTATAAAAATTACATAATTGATGAATTAAAAAAAATAGTTAGAAAACACTTCATAAAGGGTAAAGAATTTAAACCAATAAAAGTTTTTTTAAAATATGCTAATCCGGAATTAGTAAAATTAGATATTATTGAAAAACAATCGGAAGAAAAAAGACAAGATAAAAAAATAATTTCATATACCGATATGAATAAATTGGTCACGCCAACGGATGATAAAATATTTATATTATCAAGTATAACTCCATTTTTTGATAAAAATTATAATAAACTATTATACGATGCGGATGATTTTTTCAATGATAATATTAAAATAGATTTGGAAACCAAAATTATTGAAGTAACAATTGATATCGGATTGACAGTTATGGATAAGAAATCAAAAGAAACCATTTTTAAAGATGACATTAATGATAAGAATTTTATACATTCTGTAAAAGAATTTGTTACAAATTTCGGCGATAATCTTAATTGCCAAATTTCAAAAGAAAATATTAAAAAGGATATCATAGACATAAAAAAAAAATTAGGTATGGGTGTACCTGACAATTAAACATTTTTAAAAATGTTTAAAAAAATGTTTTTAAAAAATTGATAATTTATATTGTATGATCGGTCTCTTTTGCATGATCTTTTGCATGCTCTTTTGCATGATCTTTTGCATGATCGGTCTCTTTTGCATGATCTTTTGCATGATCGGTCTCTTTTACATGATCTTTTGCAAGTAATATTTCCATATTATCTATCCTTAATCTTAACATCTCAATTTCTTTATCTTTTTCAATTTCTTTTTCACCATAATACCAATTATATACATATAATGTACCATTGTATGTGAGCGCTGTCATATTGTAGGCGAGATCAAATGCTTCATATAATATAAAACCTAACACCATTTTATATTATATTATATTTTTTATTGACTTTTATTGGTATTTTTTATACGTTGACTTTTATTGGTATTATTAATTGTATTGGGTTATTTGTTAGACCAATATATTGTTTCATATTTACTATAGCTCTTTTCAATTTCCATTTCTTTCCCTGAATTTTTCTACCTTTTGATCGTATTTGAATGACCGTTAAAAGTGGAAATTTTGATCTTATGAAAACGTTTAATTCTTTGCTTATATTTTTATATTTTAATTCCATACGTTGTAATTTTTTCACTTTTTTTTTAAGTTCTTTCGATGCGTCCTTTTTTCTTGAAAGACGTCTCATTTTGACATAATCATCGTTCAATAATTTTTTTCTATACATCCAAGAATATGTGGATAATTCTGTATTTATTAAATTAATTGATGGCGTTGATGTATTATTAACTCCCCCATTGCGACAAAGTGGGCAACATTTATGACCTGCCCTAAACCAAGTCATTATGCAATTTGTATGGAATTTATGTGAACATTCTGGTAATGTGTGCGATTCATCCCCAACATTATCTAAACATATTGGACACGGTTCTTCTGTTTGCTCCATTTTATTTAAAAATTTATTTATATATTTAAATCAATTTTTAAATTTAAGGTTTATTTTTTTTTTAAAGTTTATTTTTTTTTTAAGTTTATTTTTTTTTTAAAGTTTATTTAAAGGTTTAGCATAACAGTATTTCTTTCACTTTTTGGTTTTCTACGACTTTTTTTTGGTCTATTCATATCACTTTGATTCATTTCGTCTAAATCGCTAATGCTAATGGTGGAACCAGGAGATTTTTCTTTAATGTTTATTTTTTTTGTTTTCAATCCAGCCAAGATATCTCGCAAATCTCCACTTTTTGGTCCCCGCATTTCTTTACGTTTTTCATTAACAGATGCAAAATTTGATTCCATATTTTCAGCATCATTAAATTCGGCCCTTCCCCTAGCCATTGAAACGTCAGGTCTTTCGTGTGTCATTCTTTCTGGCGCCATTCTTGGTGGAGAGCTTTTCATTTGTTGTGGTGGTCCCGGAGGTCCTCCCATGGGTTGTTCCATTGAAAAGGTTGGACCTTCTGGCTTCATCATACCACTCATGAAAGAACCTAAACCAGGACTATTATCACCCATTGAAGATGCAGCAGCTTGTGTAAATTGTTGCATTAAATCTGGATTTTGTCTCATTATGTCATCCATCCCAGGCATGGCAGATTTAAACATGGTATTTGTCATATGTAACATAACCGCGCTTCCACCTAACATGAATAATAATTTTAATTCTGGTGCCATTTTGGCTTTTGAACCGTATTTTTCATGCAATTCTCCAAATACATCATCATAATCTTCCATATTTTCATTAACTGCTTCGGCCCACCCATCTATTTTTACATCAAATGGATCAAAACGATTATTTAAAAATTCTAACCCAGATACACAAGCCATTAACATCTTACCTTGAAATTTAACACTATTGGATTTGTCTCTTTCGGAAATTAAAGTCTCGTACTCACCTTTCATTTCTTCTAAAGACGAATCCATTCCATATTTTTTGCTCAATGAAACACCTTTCCCTTCAATCTTTTCCAATAATCTCAAATACTTGAACTTTTCCCTAAGTATTTCTTTACCTGATAATTTTGGAGTAACGGGTGCTGCAACATCAGGGTTTACGGGTATATCGTTAAACTTTTTGAAATTTCCATCAGCCGATTCAGTTTTCACATTTTTATTGGCATCCCCAAAAGATACCTTTTTATCTAAAGATATCGGTGTTGTAAACATATCAGAAGAATCAGTGGGTAGCCTAATGTTTGCAAAAATATTTTTTTTTGCTTCTTTAAGCGATGGACCACTATCCAAATTAATTTCATTTATGTCTGAAAAACTATCTAAACTTATTGATTTTTTTGGGGAACTATTCATTTTATTAGGATTCATTAATAAATCTGCACCCGGTCCAAAATTAACACTTTTATTTAATCCAGTTTCAATAATATTCAATTTTGGCATAGAGGAGACAATGTCAATTTCTTCAATATTCATTATTATGTTTAATATAGATCATATAATTTTAAGTACGACGCATAATAACTATTTTATTTTTAAAAAAAATAAGGTAAATGTTTTTATTTTTAAAAAAAATAAGGTAAATGTTTTTATTTTTAAAAAAATAAGGTAAATGTTTTTATTTTTAAAAAAAATAAGGTAAATGTTTTTATTTTTAAAAAAAATAAGGTAAATGTTTTTATTTTTATAAATGATTGACATACCATAAAGCTTGTAAAAATGAATCTGCCAAATCATCCTTTTTTGAATGTTTATTAAATATTTCAGTCCATTTATGTAAATTAACATGATCATTGATATACCCCCTAGTAACTTCAATACCCATCTTCTTTCTCTCATTGTACGTTGTCTTTTTCTTATTCAAAAAATCTTTTAATTTATTAGAGGCATTAATATATTCAATATTTGTTTTACCATTCTCAATGAAATGTTGAGTTATCATACCTTGTACCATTTTCATTCTCAATGCCAGAGGTCCGATTTGATTTTCAATAATAATTTTGTCCAAATCTTTATCTCCAAAATTGTTGTCTAAATGTTTTTTAAGTAATTTCGCACAATCTATCATATTTAATGTATTCGTATTCATTTTTTCTATACAATTTAAATAATTTTCATCAATAAAAGTAACCACCTTTAACATTAATTCGGGTTTTGAATATTTTTTCAATATTTTTTTAACATTCTTTAATCTGAGATCAACTTTTGGTGCCAATTCTGGGGCCAATTTTGGTGCCAATTCTGGGGCCAATTTTGATGCCAATTCTGGTAATAATGAATGAGTTACAATAAATGTGTGTAATTTTTTCAATGAAACTTTCTCTTTTTTTATTTGTTTGTACAACTTCAACATGTCTTTGTCAGGCACTAAATATGCTTGTTTTTTTGAATGAATTTTACAATAATAAATATCATTTTTATGATATGATGCTTGTTTGTTACACACCGTTTTATCTTTTTTTACATTTTTACAAACCCAATGTTTTTCTCTACAAATATCTATAATATCCCATTCAACGATATCAATGACATCGTCATAATTAATAATACAATATGCTAAATTTTTAATACCAACATCTATGCTCAAAACTTTCATTTATAATACTAATTTAATATTTTTAAATACTAAATAAATATTCATTCCATACTCTGCAATTTCAATAAATCTGCTTGAGTTACAATCGGTGTTACTATTTTACTCTGTAAATTGGCTCGGGATATATATAGTTTTTTTAAATCCGAACTGTTGTAGCCATATGGGATATGTGGGTCACCTATACTCTTAAATAAATATTTATTGGTTAAACCCTTTTCTCTACTTTGTTTTACACATTCTGAATTTTCGTCACAAGATTTGATTGTATTATTCTCAATCAATGTTTTCCCGTTATTAATTAAATATTGACGGTATTCATAGTTATTTTTAATTCCAGCATTTCTTTTAATTTTATCATTTAACTCGCAAGCAGGGTTTACATTTGTAAACAACCTTCTATCGCTCATTAAAGGTGGATTGGAATGATGTATGTTATTTGATCCTGAATAGAAAGTGCCCCAACTCATTTTATATAATTATAATATTATTATTTACTTAATAAATCAATCAATTGTTGTTTTTTTAGTTTTTTATAACCAGTAAAATCTCTTTCATCACACATTATTTTTAATTCGGAGACTCTCAATTTGGTTAAATCGTTAGCTTCGGCAACATCACCAACATTCGCTTCACCAACATTCGCTTCAGTAACATTCGCTTCAGTAACATTCGCTTCAACCATACAAGTTTCGTTACAAATATCACTCAATACTTCCATAACTTCATGTTTAATAACTGTATCATTAATTTCCCCATGAACCTCATTAATTAGTTCATGATTCATCATTTCTTCACTTACTTTTTTTTCAACTTCCTCTCCAATTGAATTGGCCATGTTTTGTTTTGTTACAGTAAAATCATTTGCTTCATCTGATTCATTTGAAAAAAATGTATTTTCTTCTAAATTTAAAGAAATATTTTTAACATTATCATCAAAACGTAGAGTATCTTCCTCATCACTATCGCTATCGCTATCATCGCTATCACTTTCCTCATTTTCAGATACTTCTATCAAATTAACCCTTTCTTCTTGTTGTACATCCTGTGGTTTATTTTCCACATGATCTTGGATTAAACTAAACATTATTTCCAACTTTTTCTCTACACTTTCGGTTTTATTTCTGAAATACATAAATAATAATAAACTGCTCAAAAATATTGTTGCTAAACAAATAAATAATAATCGTAATTCCATATTAATTATTTTTAAGATTTTTCTTTTGCTATTTTAACGAGCACCCTTTTTTTTTATTGAAATTTTATTGAAATTTTATTGAAATTTTATTAATCAATTACATTAATTATGTTTCTTGAAACATTTATTATTTCTTCCGGGTAGCCTATATCTCTTAATACCGTAATACCACCTTTTACTTTTGAAATACCCTTAATTATTTTATAATGATATGTTGGAATGTCATTTTCAATTACGGTGTGCATTGAATTATTTTCAACTTGTGATTCTTCTTCTAAAAGTTCGCATAATTTAATAAAATGTGTGGTTAATAAAAACTTCACGTTTTTATTTTTAATAATATATTTCAAATAACCATAGGCTGCACTAATTGCCTCGTAAGGATTTGTTCCTGAATATAATTCGTCAAATACACAAAAGTGTTTTTTATCGGGATGTTTATTAATTATGTCTAAAATATCTTTACACCGACGAGCTTCAGCTTGAAATAAACTATCACGACCGCAAGTATCTGGGATATTAATATAACAATGTATATAGTCAAATGGTGATAATTTGCATTTTTTAAAGTAACCCATACCAACTTGTTGTGAAAAAATAGTATTAAGTATTGTAGCTTTTAATATTGTCGTCTTTCCGGCAGCATTCGGTCCGGTTATTATTCTATTCTTTTCTAAGTTAATTGAATTTTTAACTGGATTTTTAATTGATGGGTGAAAAACATCTTTCATTTTTAAAGTTGTTTTATTCTTTTTAACAAATTTTGTAAATTTCAAAAGTTTCTTATTTTTTTCTAAACCTTTTAAATTATCAATATATCCATTAAACCCGAATGAATACTGCATAATATTATTTAATTTTTCAGAATCATATATTTTATAAAAACTTTTCATAATCTTGCCTATTTTTATCAAATTCTTTAAATCCATACATTTCTTAGGAATCTTTTTAATTTCCACCAAAAATTCTTCTAATTTAATTCGGTTTTCCTTAATATCATGATGAAATTCACTATAATTGTCACATTTGATTATTATACTTTCATATTTATTCATATTATCAATTGTATTTGTTAAATATGATCGCAATAATTCAAATTCCCCAGTTATGAAACTTCCATTTTTATAAAAATTATAACATGATAATACGTTCTGATAAAAATTATAAACATACATTCCGGCGCAAAACAATAAATATATTTTTTGACTAGGTTTTACTTTATTAAATGACGTGAATAATTGTCCCAAAGCATGATTTTTCATTTGTGTAACTAGAATTGTTCTATACATTGCCCAAGTAATTGGGACTCTTAAACCTTTTAATACAAAATATGGAACTATGAATAATGCAAATGGCGACATTAAATTTATCACGGGTGATGATAAATTATATATGCTTAAAATTTGCATAAAAACTAATGAATAATTTAACCATTTTATTTTATCCCAACCAATATATTGATATTTATTAATAAAGTTATTATCTCCTTTAATATTATTCCACGAACTATATGTATCATTAATCAATTCATTGTCAAATGTGATGTTTTTTATGCTTTTAAAAATATTTTGTGTATCCTCTAAATAACCAATATCGGTTGTATAATATTTGGACCATTTTTTCAAATGTTTTTTTCCTATTTCCGTTTCAGGATTAAATAATGTTTCGTACATTGATTTATTATCGGCTTCGGTTGTTTCTAATAATTCCAAATCAATCTTTAAACTTTCAGGTATTTCGTATTTTTTTTCCAAATATTCAATTGGGAATTTAAAATGCATTATAATGAATTTTAAATATAATTTTTTTAAATTTTAATAACGCAAAAATTTATACGTTTAAGTGATCAGCATAATTTGAAGGCATTTCTTCAATTTGAGTATTATAATATTCCTCAAATTGTTTTAATTTACCTTCATCATATTTTGTTTGAAAATTAATAGCAATACCTTTTCTACCCCATCTACCACTTCTACCAATTCTATGTAAATATGTATGTTCGCTTTTTGGAATGTCAAAATTAATTACCATACTAACTTGTTGAACATCAATACCTCGTGCAAATAAATCCGACGTGATTAAAACACGACAACTTCCAGATTTAAATTCTTTATTCGTTCGTCTTCTTTCGTCACTGGACATTTTACCATGGATTTTTTTGACTGGGAAATTATCCTCTAACATAGCTTCTTCCAAATCATCAACACGTCTTGTGCTATTACAATAAATAATGGATTGTGACAACGTCAATGTTGAAAAGATGTCTTTCAACGTATCATATTTACCACTATCATCATTTAAATTTACATAATATTGTGCAATACCCTGCAACGTTAATTCTTTATTTTTTACTAAAATTTTAATTGGATTGATCATAAATGTTTTTGAAACTTCTAATAATTCTTCCGATAAAGTAGCGCTAAAAAGACCAATTTTAATTGATTCCGGCATTTGTTGTAAGATTTTACCCATTTGTTCTTTGAAACCAGTAGACAACATTTCATCCGCTTCGTCCAAAATTAATAATCTCATATCACCGGTTTGCAAATAACCACGTCTAATCATATCTTGAACTCTACCTGGTGTACCAACGATTACTTGTGGATTATTATTATTCAATTCTTTTCTATTTTCGTCAATTGAAACGCCACCGACTAATAATAATGATTTAACATCCATGTAATTTGAAAGTTGATCAATTACAAATTTAATTTGACGGGCCAACTCATGCGTTGGAGCTAATATTAATACTTGTGGTACCTTTTTCTTTTCATCTAACATTTGCAATGCCCCTGCTGCGAAACAACCCGTTTTCCCTGTACCAGATTGTGCTTGGGCAATAATGTCCCTTTGTTTATTGTTAATACCATAAATAAATGGATAAATTGCTTTTTTTTGAATTGAACTAGGTTGTTCAAAACCATAAGCGTATATCCCTCTTAAAAGATCATCTTTTAAATTCAAATGTTCATCCTCCCATGATGAAATCTCGTACATTGTTTTAGGTTTTTTCACAGCTTTCGTTGCACCTTCCACCGCACCTTCCACCGCACCTTCAATTACACTTGTTACTGCATTTTCCACTTCTGTAGTTGTTTCTTTTCCGGTTTCTGGTCCGGACTCCATTTCTTTTTCTTTAATGAAATTCATCTTATTATAAATCAATCAATATATTTAAGTATGTTTATTACTGTTATTAATTTAAATTATTAAAAACAGTTTAAAAAATTCACGAGAATTAATATTAACCATGACTCATATTAAAAAATATGATTTATCCAAATTTAACGCAATTAAAGATACATTTAATATTCCAGAGATGAATATAACGAGTATTAAGATTATTAATAAGATTTCTTCAAAAGTTGGCGCACCTTCTTATAGAAAGACACCTGTTTTCAGAAAGAAGAAGATTGATCCCAATTTTCCAAATTCAACATTCGTCAAAACCACATTTATTGAAACGGTTGATGAAAATGAGATTAATCAAGATAAAATTAGGGAATTATTAAATAAATTAACAAATAGCAATTATGATATTATTTCGGATGAAATTATTACTAATTTACAACATTTCATTTATACTCAGAATGATATGATTTTAATGGATTTTGGCAAAGCCATTTTTTTAGTTAGTAGTATTAATAAATTTTGGGTTAAATTGTATGCAAAACTATTTAATAAATTAATTATTACTTTCCCACAAATGAATGAAATTTGTATTAATGAATTCAAATGTTTACTTAAAATTTTTGATAATATAGAAATCGGACATGAAGATCAATATGATGATTTTTGTCGCATTAATAAAGATAATGAAAAACGAAGATCATTGCTATCTTTTTATACTGAATTATATAAATATGATATTTTAGGAAATATTGAAATTCAAGTATTGGTTGAAAAACTCTTTAAATTATTTGAAACGAATACTGATAAAAAAATAATTGAAGAGATTTTTGAAAATATTGCAATAATGTTAAAAGAATTGGGGTCTGAATTATTAGAATCGTCCATTGGTGACATGATCACTGAAAATTTAATAAAAATTTACACCTCATTAAAAGGTCAAAAAAACAACAAAAAAATTATTTTTAAATTATTGGATATGTTTGAAGAATTGGATATTGAAGATTTTGAATAAATATTTGAAATATAAGAAATATAAGAAATAAATATAAATACCATTTACCTTATTTATAATATTATGAATAACGTAAATTATAATATACAAGATATAACCAAAGAAACAAATATTGACGAAAATGAAATTATGAATATGATTGATATTGGTATTGAGAAGAAGAAAAATGATGAATATAACGACCACATAATGGCATCTGAACTTTATTACAATGAATATAACAAAACAGAGTTGGATAAAATTGCAGAATATTATAATATTTCAAAAAGGAAAAAAAGAAAAAGACAGTTAATTAAAAACATTGTTCAATTTGAATGCGAAAATGAATTTATCACAAATAGAAGAAAAAATATGTGGTTCTATATTTCCGAATTGGAAAATGATGAAATGATGAGTAAATATGTTATATTTAATTAATTTGTTGATATATATAAAATGCTTCAATCAATTTTGAATGATGATATTCAATTTTTAAAAAATAAAAATATTTCTAAAAATGATATTGGTGCGACTGTTTCTGTTTATGAAGTGGAATTATTTGACGTTAAAACATGTATATGTATTGGGGAAATTGTGGATACTTTTATAGATAAAATGGTTTATTATTGTCCAGTATATTTGATAATTGAAAAAACACGTATTGAGAAAATTGGTTACTTTGAATTTTATAGAGAGGAACTATCCATTGTCACCGATAAGGGTGGTGAAA